CAACCACAACAGCATTTAACACATCCTCAGACTACAGGCTAAAACAAAATGTAGACTATACATGGGATGCAACCTCAAGACTAAAACAACTCAAGCCAGCAAGGTTTAGCTGGATATCTGATGATGACAACACATTGGTTGATGGCTTTATTGCACACGAGGTTTCAGACATAGTTCCCGAGGCCATTACTGGTACAAAAGATGCAGTCGATGATGATGGTAATCCTGAATATCAGGGCATAGATCAAGCTAAACTTGTGCCATTATTGGTCAAAACCATACAAGAACTAGAAGCAAGAATTACAGCCTTAGAAAGCTAAATGGCATTATTTCCAATAACACCCCCAGCAGGCATAGTCAAAAATGGAACTGACTATGGCAACAAAGGTCGTTGGGTCGATGGAAATTTAGTTCGCTTTGAAAATGGCTACCTTAAACCTATAGGTGGCTGGACAAAACTAAGACAAACAGCCTTAGATGGATCACCCATTGGAATGTATGCTTACAACGATAACTTAGGTGAGCCTATATTAGCGGTTGGTACAACAGAAAAGGTTTATGTTTTATACGACAACACCTGGACTGATATTACACCATCGGGTTTTGTTAATGATGGAGATGCCGATCCTCTTGGTTATGGTGCATATCATTTTGGCGTAGAAGACTATGGTGATGCTCGTTCACAATCAAGCTTACCTTTAGATACAGGTCATTTTTCTTTTGATAACTGGGGCGAACATTTAATCTTTTGTTTTTCTGGTGATGGCAAGATTTATAAATGGCGACCCAATTCAGGCGGTACAGCCGATACTATAGGAACAGTCGTGACTAATGCACCTACAGGGTGTCAATCAATTATCGTGACCAACGAAAGACATTTGGTTGCTATTGGTTCGGGCGGAGATCCAAGAAAAATCTCATGGTCAGATAGAGAAGACAATACCAACTGGACATCTAAAGCTACTAACACCGCAGGTGATTTGCAAATACCTACAGGTGGTAGAGCAATCATGGCAGCTTCATTTGGCAATGATATTATTATCTTTAGCGATACAGGTATCAGCAGAATGTTCTATGCAGGCTCACCTTTTGTTTATGGTATTGCTGATGCTGGAACTAACTGTAAAGCAGTCAGTAGAAGATCTATTGTTTCTACTGGTAATTTCCTAGCATGGATGGGTGAAAACTCTTTCTTTATTTATGATGGCACTGTAAGAGAAATACAATGTGAAGTGCATGATTATGTTTACGATTTACTTAATTTGCCAGGGAGAAAAGCTTGTTGGGGTGGACACAATTCTAGCTTTAATGAAATATGGTGGGGATTCCCAAGCGGTGAACTACAATACGCACCAAACAAATATGTGATTTGGAATTATGGTGAAAATGTTTGGTCTGTTGGTGAACTAGATAGAGGTTGTTGGGTTGACCAAGGTGTCTTTGATTTTCCAACTTCAGCAGATAACGCTGGGTTTATCTATCAACACGAATCAACTGTATTAGGTAACTCACCTAATTTAGGCGATGCTGTTCCATATGCGACCTCTGGGCCGATTGAAATAGGCAATGGTGACAATTATGTCCAATGCAATCAAATACTTCCAGACGAAGAGGCTAATACACTTCCAGGTGTCACCCTTAGTTTCAAAGGTAAATTTACTCCACTAGGCCCTGAAACGGACTTTGGATCATTTACTTTTGAAAGTGATGGTTATACCGATGCTAGGTTTACTGCAAGACAAGTCTCAATGACAGTCACAGGCAGTACCACACAAGATTTTCAAGTAGGAAAGATTAGATTAGATGTACGCAACAGAGGTAGAAGATAATGGATTTATCCTCACAAAGACAGTACATACAAAGAGCAACCAATGTTAAGTATTCTTTTACAGCTACCACACAGCAAACTATCTATACAGCACCTAGCGGTGGTGACTTTGATTTTGCAGTTATTAAAGGTTTTTTAGCTTGTGACCATGGTAATCAACAAACCAATTTAGATGTATCTATAACAGATACTAGCTCTAATGAGTTTTTTATCTATAAACAACATAACATAGGCGCACACGCTACCGAAGAATTACAAACTAATGCTGGAATTATTCTGCAACAAGGCGAAATAATAAAAGCACAGGTTAATCATGCAAACATACACTTGGTTTTAAGCATTATTGAATATGGAAAAGGCGACTAATAAAGTCACGCCCATTAAAAAAGAACCCGAAGAATGGGAGGTTCAATGGGAACGCTGTAAACCATATATAGCAAAAGCTATCAAACATCAAGATTCCTATACAATAGACGACATAGAGGATAAAATAAGACATGGAATATTCCATTTATGGCCAGCTAAGAAGTCGGCTATGATAACTGAATTTGTAGTATTCCCCCAAAACACAGCAATGAACTTGCTGTTTTGTGGTGGTGATTACAAGGAGTTAGAGGATATGTTGCCATCCTTAGAGGCATTTGCAAAAGCCGCTGGTTGTAAAAGATTATATGGTGGCGGTAGAAAAGGATGGTTAAAGAAAATAAGTCATTTAGGCTTTAAATCAGAACATTTAATTAGCAAAGAATTATGAGTAAAGGATCAACTACATCAACCCAACAAATGCCAGAATGGCAAAAACAAATGTACGAAGAGGCTTATGGTCTTGGTAAGGAAGTTTCACAACAACCATTTATACCATACACAGGCGCACAAGTTGCTGGTTTTAATCCAGATCAACTAAGACAATTTGAAGCCACCCGAGGAATACTTGGCTCTGCTCAACAGTATGATCCACGCGCTGGTTTACAAGCATTGGCAACCGCGCCCACGCCAACTATTAGCCCGGTAACAGGCAGAACTGCACAAATCGGTCAAGTTGGAACTCCACAAGCTGCAACCATACAGGGTATTCAAGGGCCACAAGCAGCCCAAATAGGCGGTGTACAAGCACCTCAGTTTAGAGGTTTATTAAGTCAAGACATAGGAGCATATCAATCACCTTACCAACAGCAAGTCATAGATCAGTCTATGGCTGATATTCAAAGGCAGGCTGATATAGCTAGAGGACAATCACAATCCCGGGCAATTGGTGCAGGAGCATTTGGTGGTTCAAGGTCTGCTTTACTAGAGGGTGAATCACAAAGACCATTTATAGAACAAATGGCTAGAACATCCGCTGGTTTAAGGCAGTCTGGATTTGAGCAAGCACAACAAGCTGCTCAAGCTGATTTAGCCAGACAACAACAGCTTGGTATGTTTGGCTCTGAACAACAACAACAACGTGCATTAGAACAAGCTAGATTGGGCCAACAAGCAGGTTTAACTGGTTACGAGGGCGATTTACAGCGTTTTATGCAACAAGCAAAAATGCAACAAGAGGCAGGTTTATTAGGATCACAACAAGAACAGGCGCGTGCGCTAGAGCAGGCGAGGTTGGGGCAACAAACTGGTATGGCAGAATTAGATATTGCAGGTCGTGCAGCTATGGCTCAACCAGAGTTAGAGCTTAGAGCAAGAGCGCAACAAGCAGGATTGCTTGGTGGTCAATTAGAGGATCAATACCGGGCGTTAGGTTTATTAGGTGGTGTTGGACAACAACAACAGCAACTACAACAAAGAGCTATGGATCAAGCCTACAACGAATTCTTACGAGCTTCTGGTTATGGTCAACAACAACTTAGCACTTTACTTTCTGGCCTGTCTGGTATGCCGGGCTTAGTTAGTCAAACAGATAAAAAGAAAACTGGCCCTGGTGATATCATATCTTCAGTTCTTGGGTTATTTGGTTAGGAGTTAATATGAGTTTTGGAAAATTACAATCAATGGGTGGAAACTATGTTTCTCGACTTGGTGGTGCAGATATTCTAAGCCAAGATCAATTGCAATCATTGTCTCCACAAGAACTGCAAATATATAACCAACAAAAAGAAATGTCTAAAACTGCTGGTATGCGTGAGTTAGCCTCTAGGTTATCTGATGCTTTTGCAGGTCGTGACATTGTTGGTCGTGCTGCAATAAGAAGAGAAGATATTGAAAAAAAATCTGAGCGCGATAGAAAATTAAAATTACAACAAGACCTACAACAAGCTATAGCAGATGGTGATATGGATAAAGCCTATGCAATTTCAGCAATTTTACAACCCGGATCAGTTGCACAAAACATTATTCAATCACAAGCAGGGCCTAGCAAAAAAGACTTACAACCACAAGTTTCACCAGATGGCACATACACTATTTTCCAAGATTATGATGAAGCTACCGGGCAAATTACTCCAAGGGTTGAGGTGAATCAAAGCGTGATTGATGCTCAAGAAGAAATAAGACAAGAAGAACAAAAATTAAAACCTATCCCATCTTCAGCTTTAGAAAAAGAAGTAGAAAACAAATCTGTTATAAATTCTTTTCAATATCAAAATGAATTAATTAATGGTTTTATTAAAGAGGCAAAAAATAACAACTTGCAATTTGGTATAGGTGAAGACATAGAAGATTTCTTTGGAAATTTAGGTTGGGGTGTATCTGGAGAAACGAGCCAAAAAAGATTGGCAAATAAAAACGCTTTTGAAAGATGGAAACAAGGCTATGTAAATACAGTTTTACAAGCAGCTAAAGGCCCACAAACAGATGGCGATGCAAGAAGGGCATTAGAACAATTAAAATCTGCTAAGACCCCAGAGGCTGTAGTATCTTTATTACAAGATATAAAACGAGCCAATGAAAATGAAATTAAATTTAATAAATCATCTATAGACACAAGAAGAACAAACTTTGGAAAAGATCCAGTGTATGGTGGCGTTACATTTAAAATAATAGAAGAATAATGAAAATTGAAATTGAAGGCATTGGAATAGTAGAAGTTCCTGATGAGTTCGGTGATCTTGATTACAGCGCACAAGAAAATTATGTTGCTCAAATTAAAGAACAAATAAACGCAGAAAAATCCTCTGAAGAAGATGTAGCAATAGAATCTGATGCAGAAGAATTATCACTTTTAGAAAAATTACAAGGCGGAGCTAGAGGATTTGCTCAAGGCTTAACTTTCGGTTTTGCTGATGAAATTGAAGCTGGTTTAAAAACAGGTGGTGGTTTTTTAGGTGATTACAGTAAAGCTGTAAAACAAATCAGAGATGATATTGATGAGGTTAGAAGAAAAGCACCAGGTATCGCATTGGGATCTGAATTAACGGGTGCTGTTTTACCATCATTAGCAGCAGGTTTATTTAGTGGTGGCACAGGAACAGTAGCAGGTTTAGGGGCTACAGGCGCAAGAGTTGCATCAGGTGCTGCTAAAGCACAACAAGCTGCTAAAGCAGCTGTTGGTTTAGATAAAGCAAAAAAAGCAGAAGCTGTTACAAAAGTTGTCTCAGACCCAAGTTTATTAAGAAGTATTGGCAAGGGCGCAGGTATTGGCGCAGGATATGGTGGCTTATATGGTGTTGGTACTGCCGAAGGTGGTTTAGGCGAAAGAGCTATTGGTGGTGCAACAGGTGCAGCATTAGGTGGTGTAATTGGCGGAGCTGTTCCTTTGGTTGCACAAGGTGGATTAAAAACCTTACAAAATATTGGCAAATCTTTTGGCGTGGGTGGGCAAAAAACAGCTGAACAATTTAGTGATGTAAAAATATTACAAGCCTTAGAAAGAGATGGTTTGTCTCGACAGGGAGCAATTGAAAAATTACAGTTAGCAGAAAAGCTAGGTCAAAAAGATTTACTTATTGCTGATCTTGGAGAAGATCTTGCACAGCTTGGCTTTGCATCACAAGCAATTGCGGGTGGATCAAGAAAAGAGGTTTCTGAATTATTAGAGGGCAGGGCTATGAGCCAAGCAGAAAGAATATCTGATGATTTAATAGACCAGTCAAAACTTAAAGGGCCATTCTCAACAGAATATGTTGATGAGTTGGCAAAGATACAAGAAGCAGCAGCAGAGCCAGCATACAGAAATGCTTATAAAGTTAATATCCCAGCTAATACAAAAATTACTCGTAAAAATTTAAAAGGTCAAACTGAAAGTGTTGCACTAAGTGATTTGTTTACTGGCCCAAGAAAAGATGTGATGATCATAGCCTCTAAACAAGGTAAAAAAATATTAGGTGCTAGAGGTGAGACTGTACCAGATTTAAGTAAAGTATTAAAAGACGACAAGCTATTAGAAGAATTTTTAAGTAAACCTATACCAACACAATATCTTCATGCTATTAAAAGAGGTTTAGACGATATTATAGAAAAAGGCACAGACTCATTTGGTAAAGTAAATTCTTATGGTGCAGCTGTAACTGATGCAAAAGTTATACTTAATAAATTAATAGAAAAGAAAAATCCAGCTTATGCTAAAGCAAATAAAGATTTTTCTGACATAGCAAGACTGAAAGATTCTTTCAATTTAGGTTTAGGTAAAAAAAATATGTCTACCAACCAAATGGCAAAAATTTTAAAATCATTAAACGAATCAGAAAAAGAAGCATTTAGAGTTGGGTTGGTTGCAAGAATGAAAGATCAATCTCTCAAAGCTGTTGATAATGCAGATTTTACAAAAAGAATATTTGGTAGCCGAGAAAAAAGAAGTTTAATACGCATGGTTTTTCCTAAAACAAAAGAGGGAAAAGAGGCTTATGAAAACTTTAAAAAAATTATAGATTTTGAAAAAGCGAAAGTTCAAACAAGAACTAAGGTAACAGGTGGCTCTCCAACCGCAGCAAGACAAGAAGCTATCAAAGAGGCAGCAATAGATCCAACGCTAGGCGTTATTGGTAGAGCAATAGCAGGTGATGTTCCAGGCGCAGCTAGACAATCATTAGCTGCAATTGGCGCGAGAGCTGGTGGATTGAGTCCTGAGGGCGCAAACCAAATAGCTAGAAAATTATTTTTAATGAAACCAGCAGATCAAATTAAGTATTTACAACAACTTGGTCAAACAGAAAGAAAACTAATAGAGCAATCTATGAGAGGTATAGGCCTACAAACAGAACTAACAGCTGGTGCTGGAATGTTACCGGGTTTGCTTACAGACTAACCCATGCCCCTTGCAACAGAACGAGTTGGTCGTTTTGGTGAATATCTCACAGCAGCAATCCTTTCTCAAGTTTCTGACACAGTAACCATCGTTCCACACAACGCATCCGCAGACATCATCTTTGAACACAACCTAAAGCTGTATAAGTGCCAGGTAAAAACCCAATCTTCAATAGAGCAACGCAGAGGCAATTGGCGGTTTGATATGCGTAAGGGTCAAAAAGCTGCACACAGAAAATACAAAGATAATGAGATAGATATATTTGCTTTTGTTTCTATCACCCACAGAAATGTGGTCTTTTCTAAACCTTTAGACCAAGTTCAACTAACCATCGTTGATGAACATATGAAGAACAATGATGCTCTTAGGAATATTCAAGACATACTTAAAGATTTGCAATAAAAAACAAAACCCCTTAAACTACGCTAATACACTATAGGGAGATTATTATGAATGTATTAAGTTTGTTTGACGGAATGTCTTGTGGAATGATTGCTTTGGATCGTTTAGGTATCAAAGTAGATAATTATTACGCAAGTGAGATTGATAAGTATGCCATCCAAGTTAGCCAAGCTAACTATCCTGACATTATTCAAGTCGGTGATATTACCAAGTTAGATTTATCTACACTACCGAAGATTGATTTGGTTATGGGTGGTTCACCCTGTCAAGGATTTAGCTTTGCAGGTAAACAGTTGGCGTTTGATGATCCAAGATCTGCATTGTTCTTTGAGTTTCACAAAGCTATCTCATACTTACAGCCTAAATATTTTTTATTGGAAAATGTAAGAATGAAGAAAGAATACTTGGATATTATTTCTGAGTACATGGGCGTTGAGCCAATCTTTATTAACAGCTCTTTGGTTAGCGCACAGTCAAGACAGCGTTACTATTGGACTAACATTCCCGGGATTGAGCAACCTGAAGAGCGAGGCATAGTGCTACGCGACATATTAGAAGACCAAGTTGGTTCAGAACATTATGTTGGTGACAATATGCAAAAGAACTATAAAGGTGGCAATCAACTTAACCCTAACTATAAAAGCCAAGCTAACACCATACATAACTCAGATAAAAAATCTGGAACGATATGTGCAGGTACTCATGGGTATGCCAATGGTTATGTGGGTGACAAGCACAAACCTGTTAAACAAACAGAGCGTAATGCTAGACACCTCAAGCAGCTTGATGATAAATCGCTTTGCATGACTGCAAGTATGTACAAGGGTGCAGGTAACAATGGTATGACTTTAGTGCCTCAGAGGTTAGACAAAATGACTACCAAAGATGGTAAAGCATATTGTGTAACTGCAACCTATGATGCAGCTCGACCTAAAAACAGCATGGATAGAAAGCAAAGAACCATGATTCCCTTAGAAGATGGTCAAGAGTTACCAAGTGGTACTGAATATATTTATGATGAAACCAATAAATCACATAAACCTCAACATATAGGCACAGCAGTTGATGTTAAAGCTGCTGCATGGCGCGGCAGATCTTTGAATGAAGATGGTAAGAATGTTAAATGGAAAGAAACCAAGCCAAAACAAATGCTAGAAACTAGAAAAGATGAAAAAAGCAATACAGTTAGCACCTTTACAAAAGATAATTTAGTTGTGCAATCTTACAGAGAAGTCAGAACTGAAGAAGCTAAGAAAGCTCGTAGAGAGAATAGACAAAAAACAGGCAAAGATCATACGCCATTTAGGGCCAAAGAATTACAACCCAGAGATGATGGTAAGGTTGGCACTGTAACTCCGTCTTTAAATAATGATCACAAAATTAGTTTGACAAGAGACAAAGACCAAGAAGTCTATTGGCGTAAGCTCACACCCTTAGAGTGCGAGAGATTACAAACAGTACCAGATAATTACACGAACCATGTCAGCAACACTCAGCGTTATAAAATGCTTGGCAATGGTTGGACAATTGAAGTCATAGCTCACATTTTACAGAACATGGAGGTTGACAATGTTTAAAGGTATTACATTTGAAGCTGTAGATAACTTCTTTGATGAGTATGACTATCATGGTTCTACAGGTTGGTTGACAGAAATAATATATGGCAACATTGATTTGGGCCTACTTAGAAAAGCCATCAATGAACACGCACAAGGTAACTTTGAAAAGTGTCAAGAGTATGTTGACCAAATGCATATAGAGATGGAAGTATGACACCTAGTATGACACTTAACGAATTATTTGATTTATACACAAAAGATTTAAACAGGCGTGGTGCTAAGACTGTCAAACGCATTAGACAGTTTTATGACAACGACATCCGATTAGCTCTTGGCGATAGA